ACACTTGAACTCACACTTGAAGAACTCAAACTGATTGATAAGTATGTTGAGTTGAATGATGAGACCCAGGGTGTATTTGATAAAATCAAGTATGCTTATCCTAAATCAAAAACCCTGTACGATTTGATTTATGATTGGTGGGGTGATGTATTCACAGTTCATGGTGATTGGGATAGTGAAACATCTATTGAGGATTTGGTAGACCAGATTGATATGTGGTTGCTCAAAGAGCATGATACTAACAGTTATAAATGGAATGAATGTATCCGAACAATTAGGGAGAAACTACGATAATGCCTTTCTTTCCTGATTGTTATGATGAGTGGGGATTGTATAAGATTACCTACGATGGAGACCACAAAATGTATGAAATGCTATTTGAGGGCACAGAAGAAGAGTGTCGTCAGTATGCTTATGAGAACTATACTGATAAGGAACAAACGAATATGTGCCTGATTGACTGGGAGGGGAGAGATTGGGAAGTATGACTGAAAACGAATCAATACTATGGAAAAATATCTTCACTGAACTCACAAATGATAGTGCATGTCGTTATGAAATGGGTGAAGTCAATTTCTATCAACTCGCATCACACTTGGAGGAACTCTATTTACTAAATGCAGAATTGCGTGATAGAATAAGGCAACTTGAGAAGGACAACGAACTTTTGAAATCCTATGCTTGGGAACAATGAAACTCTTTGACTACGAAACTTATGAGGATTATGGAAAAGAATGGTTTCTACAAATCCTTCCACACCGTAAGTATGCCCTCTTAGATTTCACACTTCAATGGGATGATTATAGTGGCGAGGAATGGTTCCCACGTATTGATATTCATATTGGTGATGCTACTGTATTTGGATTTTCAATCAGATACAGACGATTTTACTTTGATTGTGATATAATTGGTGTGAAACGTGACCTTAATTGGTATAGAGATAGGAGTAATTATGTCTGACCCTACACACGAAGAAATGCTTGAAGAAGCAGCACGGAGAGAGAAAGAAAACCAAGTTCTAGACATCGCAAAGAACCTTATGGAAGAACATAAGGAAGCATTCCAACATCTTGCTGCGTTTGAAAGAAAGGAACTTACGGAAAAAGGATTTGAACAACTTACCACAAATGAGAAAATCCAACTTGCCCTTGAAGAGGTTGATTGGATTGTAATTGGTGGTCAAGATGGTGAAGAGTTTTATGGTTCTATTCAGTTTCTTCGTAAGGTGTTGAGGAGTCTTGTGACACCTGATGAACTGACACAGGGACACGCACAAGACCCCTGTGATGCCCTATAATACACTCATACACACAGAAACCTGATGTCTAACTTCTACACTTTGCTTCCTGGAACTGATGTGCTCCGTTCCAAGATTGATGTTTTCACCTGGACTAATCCTGAAAATGAGAATGAAACTGAACGAGTAGAACTCACAGTAGATAATGCTGGTATTTTCATTACTTCTTGTTCTGGTGGTGCTCGTGAAGATATGAGTATCTCACAGAAGGATTTGGCAATTGCTCTTGCTCATGGTATTCTTGAAGCATATGGAGTTGGTTGAGATGAAAATCAAATTCAACGGACACTCTCCCACTGACCGTGAGGTAGATTTCACACAAGACGACCAAGTGCGTCTGTTTGAGATTATGAAACAAGAATTCATCAATTATATAACTTATTCTAGGTTCAATTTCAGTTATCCTACACATCTTGAACAGCAAGTTGAGAACTTCTGTAAAGGTTATGGTGTAGATATTGAATACTCAAAAGACCGTATTGCTTTCTTTACTGCTCTGATTGAGGAGATGAAGTATCAATGACTTATGGTTTGAATTCTGAGGCAAAAGCATTCTCTTACACTCGTGAAGAGTTGTTTGAGTGTATCACTAAGATTGTCGCACACCCACACACTGCAATCACAAAACACGACCAATCCCGTGCTCTTGCGATTATGGTAGTTTTTGATGACTACCTCACAAACTACACCGAATCAGATAATAATGGTTCTCACTATGTTTATGAACAGGACGCAACGGACTTTACTCATTTTGTAAGGTTCAAACTTGGTATTGCTGGATTACCTGATGGTATTGATGTTGATGAGGTATTGAAGTGAGCCGTTTTACTGAAAATCCCGATGAGATTGTGCTGAAAGATGTTGAGATGTTTCATCTGGAAAGTATGAATGAACGCACACTCTGGATTGGTGTATATGGTAAAGATGGTAAAATCTATCACTTGAATATTTCTGCTGATGGTGATAAACTGAAGTATTATTGGAGTGATGAAACACCATGAGGTTTGAAGAACCAACAAGATGGGAACTCTTTCTTGACGGTTTCCATAACTTCTGGAATTGTCTGGATTGTTATAATGATGGTGATGATTGGGGTTATGATGATTTCTGGGAAGGATTAAATCTTGGGTGGTATATGGAGTATATCTATCCTTATGATGATGATTTTAATCCTACTGTCTCACATGTTCGTCAGTTAAGATTGGATGCAAAACCATATATTCATACAATTTATGTTTCAGAAGAAGCATATGATGCTCTGGTAGAAGTAATCAATAAACCACCAGAGTATAATGAAAACCTTGCTAAATTATTTCAACGCAAAGCACCATGGGATGACGATTATGAGCAGTAAAACTTATTTACAATATGTTGCGATTCCAGCACTTGCATTTTTCTTTACTGCGATTATATCTTATAATCTAACACCAGAAAAGACACCTCAGCACACTTCTACTGTGTCTGGATCTTCTGGTAAACTTAAATGTAGTCTAACATCCTGTGTGATTAGAGATGACTGAAAAGGACAAAATCTTTCGTGATGTCTGGTGTTGTGCCTATCAACGAAGATATAATGCTATGGTTAAAGGAGATTGGGAGTTGTATCAGCGCGAACACCAAACTTTGCTAATGTGTCTTAAAATAGCAAAGTGGACGACATTTGATTCTGAAAGACCAAAATATGAGTGGATTTACCAATGATTTCTCTATTTGATTTGATGCACGATGAACGCCGCTACGGTTATGTGCTTGATAAGCGTTATGACTGGTTGAATATGTTAATCAAGATGGAACAAAAAAATCCACGACGTTTCAAGGAGTTTCAATATTCCAGAGAGACGATGTATCATTACCTAGATAGGATACAGCAGGAGCAGAATATCTACGACTGATGGCAAAGAAACTAAACTGGTTTGAGTATTATTTCGGTCACTGCTGGATGAGTGGATGGCAGAGTATTCGTGGTTCGTTCCGTATCTGGGCAGACCTGATGACGGGTAACTATAAGGACTATGCCCTGATGTGGCATGATGACCCCTATGAAGAATGTTTAGATTGGTTCTGGGGTTCTTTGGGTGAGGATGAGGTTCTTCCTAAAGAATTCCTTGAACATCTGATGCAAATGGTAGATGATATTGAAACTGGTAAAGTAGAAACATATTCAATTACTTTGGAAGAACTTGATGATATTTCACATCTTTTAAATCAGGAGGAAGAAAAAGAATGGGAATGATGGACTTTGTGCGTTCTTCTTATGACTTAGGAGAACAATTCACTAATACTCGTCTTCAAACTAAAGATATTGAAGATGGCATCGGCGGCACAATGTCGCAATATTGGATTTCTCCTGATGGTGTTTTGTATTATATTGATTACTCACATACCGCTGATTTTGTAGAACTCAAAGAAGGTGATGATGGGTATGATGGAGAACGTAAATTTCTTAACTTTGTCTGGATTCCTAATGGCAATCACGGAAAGATAAGTCCTTGGATGATTACCAAGTATGTGGAGGTTTATCCTGAACAATGGGAAGGGAAATGGGAAGAATGGCCGCGCTTGAAACTTCACTTTAGGTATGGTAAACTACAGGACTACGAAGACATCACTGGACGATGAAAGAGTTTGATTACTCGCTTGATTACAAAACTTTAGACTTCACAAATCCTCACATAAGAAAACTATATAGAATTGGACGCGGAGAACAAGGAGTATTACTTGTGCGTCCATATACCGAAGATATTTGCCAGTATTGGAGGTTCAGAGATGAGACTACTGCTCGCAAATCTGCTGCTAAAATATACGAAATGTTCCGTTCATATGCAAGGAACGACGATTTCGTTGGTATGGATATGGCCCGCAAATTCCTTGAGATGGGATTTACGCGGAGTAGAAGATACGCGAATCATCCTGACGGGAAAAAATACGCTAAAAATGGTAAGGTATTACCCCAGAGTGAAGATGCACTTACAAGCGAAAAGGCGAGAGCAGCAACAATCTTCAAACACTTCAGAGACTTAGCAGCAAAAGATCCAGAGTATGTTAGAATGAGAAAGCAGTGGAGAGCAGCAGAATGATTAGCACGGAATTGTTTCCCTACGAAAAGTTTGCGTTTAGGTTGGAGTTTGGTGAAAAGAAAAACTCTACCATTTGTTGGTTTGAGTGCCAAGAACACCTTGACAAATATCTAGAAAGATGTAAACTGGATAAGAGAACTATTAAGATTGATTGTCGTGATGAACCCGTTGTCGTCAGTAAAAAACACAAGAGAAGTGTGGAACAAAAACCTAAACCAAAAAGTGACGGAAGTGCAAGTCCAGTTCGCAAACGAAAATCCAGCGTGGATTCCACTAGAAACACTACTCGCTCTACAAAGTCTAAAAAATGATACAAGTAATTGAAAATGAAGACAAATCATTCACCATCACCTGGGATGAAACTTCTCCTACGGAAAGTATTCTCAACACCTGGACAGAAGCAGACTTTATCAAAGTCATTATGGACCGCCTGGAAGAACTAGAGAACGATGGATGATAAAACTAAAATCATTCTTGCATTGATGCAGATTGATAACCTTACGAAACTATTTGAAGGTAATGAGTATGAGTTTATACTAACCAGTAAACTAATTTCAGTGCAAGTAGAACTAGAGAGGCAACTGAGTTTTTATGAGTAAACAGTTTTATGATGACGATGCTTTCTATATTGAGCAAAAGAAATATGGACTGTGGCAATCACATTATCCTGACGGTAGTGGTATTATTACTTCACTAAATGAACACCAGTGTGTAACTGCTACTCGTTGGTATTTGAAAGCAAAACAAGAAGGTGAGTTTGACAAATCACCTGAAAAGAGTTATTCTGGAGAAGTTGGAGGAAAACTATGACTATTCGTAATTTTGTAGATAAGAACGGTAACTCCTGGAGTTGGGAAGAAACAGCAGAAACGATTGAAGCACTGAAACAACTTCATGAAACTGTAGAAGCAGTAAATCAAAAAAAATTTGCAGGGAATTACAACGGACCTCTTTACGCACCACATCCTCGCTTGAAAAATGAACAACAAACCCCTAACACCTGAAGAAGTAGAAAAGGCAGCAGAGCAATTCTTTTCGTTGTTTAATGTTGTCCGAAATCGTATGCCAGGAAATGCTACGACTGAAGATACTCTTAAAATAATGGAAACAGTCTGCAATCTTGCACATAAACTTCGTGCAGAGGAAGAAAAGATTAAATTTGGATTTAACAAAAATGAAACTTCGTCTGACACTGAAACAACAGATGTGGGCTGATGTGTTCCGTTGCGCTGTAGAAAGGTCTAACATTTACTTTAAGGAAAAGGACCTAGATAGACACGCAAGAGAACACACCACCATTGTGTTGGCACTTCAGAAAGGAGAGCAGTTTTGGAAAGAATTACTGTAGACCAACCGTATCATGTTCTTGATCCAACAACTCCTTGGTATGAATGGATTTCATATTTGGAGTGTTGTCAGAGTTTGGACATAAAACCTAGCATGAATAGATTTCTTGCCTACAATAGATACTATAATTCTATTGTGCAAAAATGAATTTTATTCGCTGGTTATTTGCTCCCACTGAAAAAGAAATGTGCGAAGAAATGGATGTATATTCCATTCTCGTACAATTAGAAGAGAGAATTGAAAAACTAGAGTTAGAAAACATAGAACTCACCAATGCTTTGTATGAATCTGAAAACAGATTACAAGCACAGATTGACAACATACACCCCGTCGTTTACAATTTACAAGACTTTACACTAGACAAATGACCTATTCCGTTACTCTCCAATCCCCCGATGGCACTGAGAATGTAATTCAGTGTGCTCCTGACCAATATATTCTTGAAGCAGCAGAAGAGGCAGGTGTTGACCTTCCTTCATCCTGTAAAGCGGGTGCTTGTTCTGCTTGTGCTGGCAAATTGATTAGCGGCACTGTAGATAATGAAGAGCAATCGTTCCTTGATGATGATCAAATTGCTGATGGATGGATTCTAACATGTGTGGCATATCCTACCAGCGATTGTGTAATTCTCACTGAACAAGAAGAGAACCTCTGATGTACGATCTAGATGATTTTGAAAAGGCACTGGCACACTTTGGTACTAGAGTAGATATCATCATAGCAATGGAACTCGGAGGCAAAATAGATGCTGACACTGCTTACAAAAATATTAAGATGGAACTCAAAGAACTCAAACAAATTAGAAAGTCCATCAAAAAAGACAAGGATTTGTGATAAGTGTGGAGTGGAAAAACCACTTGACGTTGATCACTATCAAGTTGTAAAATACTTCCGCGATGGTTTCTCTTACTATTGCCACGATTGCTCTAAACCCAAACCAAGAAATGACTGACTTTGATTATAAAAAGTATTCTCTAGAAAATCTTGAGAATTGGATGCACGATGCGATGTCTGCTGGTGAAGCAACGCCGAAAGAAATTCATGATGTTATTATAGGTGTAGTAAAAGAAAACTACTACATTTACAAACAAAAAACATCTCAAGCATATGAACTCCTTGCACTGTTAAACGGTAATGGTGGTTGGACATATGAAGATGTAATGAAGGAAAGGGAGTATTATGAACCCTCTATGCCATCTTGGGGACATAGTGATCTTGAATACGCAATTCATCATAAAGAACCTTTGAGTTGTGATAAAGATGACACATCACCAGAATGTCAAAAGTCCTGGACTAAGTTTTGGGAAGATGCGCCAGTTCCTCTTTATGTGAGTGAAGATGGTGATATTTGGGCACCTGACACTGTTCCTAAAAAGAAAGATAGGGTTGTAAAGTGGCAACTTCCTGTTCAACAATCTGAAGAAGACTACTTTGTTGAATTTCCTGATGATTTACTAGAAGCAGCAAATCTTAAAGAAGGTGACCATGTAGAGTGGGTAGATAACAATAATGGCACCTACACTCTTCGTAAGGTAGATAGAACCTAATGGTAGAAATTATTGTGTGCGGGTATAATATTTTCTGTCATCTTGACAAAATCAACGACAGCATAGTAAGATCTAAATATCCAAAAGATGTTGCCCAACTTTGCATTTATTTTGAGCAACAAAAAGCACAATTACCTGACTATTGTTTTTATAAAACAGAAGTAAAAAAACCGAGACATAGGAACGAATACTAATGGCACTTTCAAAACAAACACTTGAGCATCTTTTAGAGGCAGAAAGTCATCTTCGTGCTGCAATTAAGTCTGCTGCTACAAATGAAAAACCTCTAGTTGTAAAACAACTATCTCAACTTCTTCTTGATATTGAGCAGTGTAAGAAATTTGAACAGATTATGGATATGCTTGAAGATAGAAAACCTGGTAGTAGAGGTTCTTTTGGTTCATTCTTTAATGATTAAGAAGTTTTACAACACTCTTAAGACAACATTAAGGAATCTCCCTTCTCCCTTAAATAGTGTTAGGATATGGACATAATCACGGGAGAAAAAGTATGACACTTCCATCTAGAGGAAAACAAAGTCTAACAGATGATGAGTGGAATGAGATGAATGCACTCAGAAAAGTTATCGCTGAAAGACCTCAGGCACTTATTCCCGAAAAAATGGAAGAGTTTACTGAATACTTGGTGCGAAGTTTGAAAGAACTAGGCAACTGAATAACTGTCACATGGGTGCTGGACAAGCGCCCTTTTTTCATATATAATAACTTTAGAATACCAAATCAGATGAACATTAAAGCAGTTTTACTTGCTAGTCTTATTGCAGCACCTATTCCTGCTTTTGCTCAACAGACTAACATTTATTCCGTCTGCACAAACTATCAAGAAAATTATATTCCTGGATATTATGATCAGTATGGGAATTATGTTCAGGGAGGAGTAAATACACAACGCTATAATGTTCAGTGTGGAACTGGTACATATTATCGTCCAAATGGTGGGACAGTATATCAATCTCCTGTTGCTGCTCCTGTAGCGCAACCACCATATCGTAGAGGTTACTGTTCACCAGCAAGAACAACTCTTGGTGGTTTACTTGGTGGTGGAATTGCTGCAGCGGTATCCAAGAAAGATGCTTGGAGTTGGGCAATTCCTCTTGGTGCAGTTCTTGGAACTGGTGCAGCACAAGCAGGTTGTGAATAGGGGTTGACAACCCTCTTTTTTTGTTTTATAATTTAAATATATGTAATTTTCTTCTTGTTTGGTAAAACAAATAAGACATGGCGGATTATTCTGCTTAGTTTGAAGAACGGTAAAACGCTTAAATGAACATGAAACTCACTCCTTATGAGCAGTTTTCGACTGCTTTTAACTCTACTGTTGGTGATAGTAAATTCACTAATGGTAAGGTTTCCATTTTCACTCTACAAACTGGAGGTGGAAAATCTTTCTATCAAGATACAGAAATGCCTTTAGTTCTCAAAAAAGCGTTTCCAGAACTTAAATATATCATCAGACTCTCTCCAACTAATGAAGTTGCTCATGATGGTACTTTTGAAAAAGTAAAAAATATTGAAGATAAAGAATATAGATTCTGGTATTTGAATGATCCATCTGAAGATGCTATGGGAGTTACAACTCTATCTGGTGATGATGTGGTATTCTGTCTTTCAGTAACTCATGGTTATTTTTCTCACGCTTCTCATTTTCCAAGATTCTTAGAACTTGCCTCAAAATCAATTCTCTGTATAGAAGAGGCACATCAATTTACTGGGTGTGGTGACGCTGGCACTGAAGCATATCTTCGCAATTTTGGTTTTCATAGTGAATATGATGCAACAACCATGAAAAGAATTCGTGAGTGGATGTTGGTTAATCCAAGAGTCATTGGATTTACTGCCACTACAACACTTCACCACGAAAGTGATTCTTTCTTCACAGAACAATTTCAAGTTTGTAGTGAACTAGCATCTCTTGAAGATATACTTCCACATCAGGCATGGTTGAATAATGTTAAAAAGTATCAATTTGTAAAATCTCAAGGAAAAAATTCTTGCCGCCCAGCAGTTCAAAATGCTATTAGAACTCTTCTTAATAGAGAAGATGATCTTTTAGCACTGCAGGAACATGATTCTAATATCAATCCAAAACTTTCAGCACTTTTTATTGCTGGAAATCGAGAAGGAGTTTGGGGATGTCCAATAGAAGACGTTAAAGAACTTATTGTAGAATATCTCCTAGATGCTGGATATGATATTAGTGATAAAATGATCGCAACTATGGTTGAAGATTCTTCTGCAGATGGTCAAGGTGGCATTCGTATTCATGACCTAAGTGGTAATAGTGAGAAAGTTAATAGTTCTGAGGAATTATTTTCTCGTATGCAAGATCCTACAGACAAAGTTAGATTTTTGATTGCTATCAATAGGTGTCGTAGTGGAATAAATTTGCACAACTTATCTTGTGAGGTTATTTGTAGAGTTCGTAGACCGAAAGAAGTGAGGACACAAATACCAATCCAAATTTTCGGAAGAATGGTTAGAATAAATGTTGGTACAGATAACATAATTAGAAAAAAATATAAAAACAACATTCAAGATTATACCAAAAATTATCCAAAAGATTTTGATATAGATCTTGAAACAGTCTTAGAAACAATTAAAACTGCTAATGTCTATGACATTTGGTATCCAGAGGGGGATAAAAAACAAACATGGAAGAATTCTCTTGATGAATTTAGAGAATACTATGCAAATACTGCAGCAAAAGGTTTTTCTTGGTTGGAACAATTTGAAACATATTCAAAACCACAAGTGCAAGAAACTATGATAATATGTGAGCATGATGTAATTAATTGCCCAAACTGTGGATATATTTTGAACCAAGATATTGAAGATTGGAAAGGTGACGGAACTCTTGATAAATTTTTTAACATTTAGAGATGAACAAAACCTTCTTGAAATGGGCAGGAAATAAAACAAAAGTCCTGCCTCATATTATTCCACATATTGGTTATCCAAAGCGTTATTGTGAACCATTTGGTGGTAGTCTTGCTGTTGCTTTGAATACACCAGCAGAGCAATACATTCTCAACGATGTGAACAAAGATTTGGTTGCAATCTATCGGAGTTTGGTAAATGCAAACGATGATAGTTTTGTTCAGTATTGTGAGGAACTCTTTGTCCCAGAAAATAACACCAAAGAAGCATATTTAGAGTTGCGAGAGCACTTTAATCAAGCAACAGACACTACAGAGAGAGCACGACTGTTTATTTACTTGAATAAACACTGCTTTAATGGATTGTCCCGATACAATAGCAAGGGAGAGTTTAATGTTCCTTATGGTAGAGAATTTAAAGATAAAAATACTAAAGAAAAGAAAATAGAAAATGCTTATTTTCCTAGAGAAGAAATGATGAACTTCAGGATGTATTTCTTATCCAAACAACTAGTGAGATTTACTTCATTCTCATTTGAGGATTCATCTCTTTATGAAGATTTAGAAGCAGGTGATGTTGTCTATTTTGACCCACCATATGTTCCTGTATCAGATACAGCGAACTTTACAAGTTATGCGACTGATGGATTTACTTCTGACCAACAAGTTCATTTAGCACAACTTGCAGAATCTCTTGCATCCAAAGGTATTCGGGTGATTGTATCTAATCATGATGTCCCTGTCACACGAGATCTCTATAAAAGTGCTACAATTTATCCGATTCAAGTAACTAGAACGATTGCTGCGAAAGGTGGCAGTCGGAAGAAAGCAAGTGAGTTAATCGCAGTGTACTAAATAATGATGCTTATTCGTGGTTGTTTAAGCGGAAGGGGGTCTTTGAGACCCTTTTCTTATATAAATACATATAACCACGGATAAAGCAGATGGAATACTACACTTACGCTTACCTGCGTGAAGATGGGACGCCTTATTATATTGGTAAGGGGAAAGGAAACAGAGCACATAATCAACATAAAAGAAAAGGAATAGGTTTTTTGCCAGTTCCACCAAAAGATAGAATAATTAAACTCAAGCAGAATCTCACCGAAGAAGAAGCATTTAAGCACGAAATCTATATGATTTTTGTTTTTGGTAGAAAAGATTTGGGAACTGGAATTTTAAGAAATCTTACAAATGGTGGCGATGGGGCATCTGGCGTCATTCCTTGGAATACTGGGAAAAAACTTTCAAAAAAACATTGTGAAAAGTTATCTGCTGCTGGTAAAGGAAGAAAAAAAAGTGAAGAGCATAAAAGAAAAATTGGGAAGGCAAATAAAGGGCATATTGGTTGGAATAAAGGTGGAACTATACCAGAACATCAAAAAGAAATAAATCGTCAAATGATGAAAGACAGATATAAAAATGGATTAGATGTAAGTGGTGCTAATAATCCAAGAGCAAAAACTTGGAAAATTACTTATCAAGATGGCAGCGTTGAAATTGTAAAAGCACTTCAACCTTGGAGAATAGAAAGGGGATATAATAAACTTGGATTGAGAAAATTACAACTGAAAGAATGGAAAAAATACAGAGACCTTGTGGCAGTAGAAGAAGTGTCACATGAGACCTTGTAGGACGCTCTGGATGCCCTATAATGGCAAGGTATTCAACAAAACACCTTAAATGTCTACAAGAGGACGAGTGGGTTTGGAACTTGCTGATGGAAGTATCCTCAGCATTTATAGCCATTACGATAATTATCCCGAGTGGGCAGGTCGTATTCTCCGCACACATTATAATACCCGTGAGAAAGTTGAGGAACTTGTGGATGGCGGAGATGTGAGTTGCCTATGGACTGATGATGGATTCTACACTTCAGAAGGTAAAACTAAACGTGGTTATTATGGTCCCCTTCATTATAGCGAAAGAGGCGAAGACTGCCCCCCACGTCTTGATTCTGACCTTTGTGAGTATCTGTTGCCTGATGGAGCAGAAGAGTATCACTATGTCTTTCGTAACGGGGAATGGGTGTGCTATAATATGAATCAGTTTGATGATTCTAAACTTCCTGAAATCGTTGAAATCCATTCTGCTGCTCTTCACGTCTGAACTATGAAAACTTCTACTGCTCTTGGTGTTGTCTTTGGTGCTGTTGTTATTGTAACAGCAAGTATTTTATTTGAAGTATGGTTGCTTGGACTGATTCTGTCTTGGTTTAGTGTATCTTTGACCTTCTGGCAAAATCTTGCTATTATCATCCTTGCCAATATGATCTTTAAGAACTCTGGAGTTTCTACAAAATGACTAAACAAAACGGATTTATTGACCCTGGTGTTGCTGTTCTTGGTCTTGTTGGGGTGATTGTGATTGCTGGTCTTGCTTTTGGACTTCCGCAATATGGTGTTTATACCAAATCCTTAAACGGGAAAGGACAACTATTGGAGGCAGAGTATACACGTCAAACCGCTGTATTAGAAGCACAAGCAAAGAAAGATTCTGCACAACAACTTGCTGATGCTGAAGTAATTCGTGCTCAAGGTGTCGCCAAAGCAAACTCCATTATTGGCGATAGTCTAAAAGGTAATCCTGCTTATCTTCAGTATTTGTGGATTACTCAAGGTGAAGAGAACACCAGTCGAACTGTTTATATGGTTCCCAGTAATGGTGGCGCTCCTGTTCCCACTTTTGACATTCAACAAGCACCTGCTGTTAAAAAATGAACCGCAAGTACGTCGTCGCTGGATTGATTGGTTTTGCAGTCATTCTTGGTTGGAATGTCTTTCTAATCCAGCGTGATGATGCTCTCTATAAATCATACTATCGTCAACAAGCGATAGAAAATCTCAAAAATCCTCCTAGTTCTGAAATACGGTGAGTATTGGACTTGGTATAGCAATCTACGCAGCACTTGTTGCGTTTGTATCATCCATCATGGCATATTACCTCAAGGTAATGTATCCACGCGAAGAACAACAACTCAAGGAGAAATCTAAATGATCCCCAAACGACTACGCGACCTCATTAAACAAGCAGAAATGGACAAAGTAGCAGAAGAGTTCTGGAAAGAAGTTGAGCGTGAAGCAGCGGAAAAAGAAGTTACAGTTGAGTATTTTTTAGCGGAGTTCTATTGACATCTGAACCATTAACAACTAAACTTGAGAGGTATTTTACAAACACAAATGGCACAAAAGTTTCTCTACATCGTTGACCACTACATTCCATTTCCAAGTTCTGAATATGGTGGACTTTGGAATGTAATTGCTGAAGATGACGATGAGTGTTTTGATTTGATTTCAGCAGATGATGATGATAATTTCTATGAGCAGCACTACACTGCTCTTCGTGAAAACATTCTGAACGCACGAACTTATGCTCTTGCTGAAGATGTAGAATCTGGTGTTGTTGAGTCCTTTACTACTTGAGAATAATGTCTGATATTACTTTTTATCGCATAGAAGAGTTCTTCACAAATGGATGGGGGTTGATTGATGATAGTTCATCCAAACTCACAAAAGAAGAATGTGATGCCAAACTTCAATACTACGTTGAAAAAGGATACAATCCCCAACGCTTACGGGCAGTCCGCGTCGTTGATTAAAAGAGTTTGATGCCGTGATGTCTATTAAACTTATTCCACAATTCACACACAAAGCACCCGAAGGTTATTCCTATGAAGTTGAAGAGTTCAAACGTAATATCTTTTCTATTTGGTTGCGTTGTCACCGCCAGTTTGATTACAATAACGGCAAACCTACCCGTACAATCTGGGGATTCTACGATTACAAAAAGTGTCAATTCCATAGTCCTGTAAATAGTAAGGAAATTGGCAAAGTTGTGGAGTTCAAAAATACACGAAACTACACAGCGATGCCTCTTCAGCAAACTCCACTAGAAGCAGCATTTGTATGAGTTACGAACCTCAGGTAAATGATTACGTCAAATGGAATAAAGGTGTTGAAGGATGGGTGTATTTCAAAAGCAAGGAATACATCACGATTGAGCAGTCTGTTAGACCAAAAGACGAAATAAATTATCGGTGTTGTAACATACACAGAAATGAGAGAGTTCTTGTAATTTGTTATCCTAATCAGTGGAATCAGTTAAAGTATGTTAAATCAAGAAAATCAAAATACGAAGAAGAAAAAGACTGTGTGGAGACTAATTGCTAAGGCACTTGGAGAAAAGTCTGGTAAGAATGATAAAGAAGCGGATAAGATTGCTCTTATCCGTCTTTTCATGTTTTTGTCTATTTTAATCACTAACTGTTTTATTGTAGCAAACGCAATCAGACACTGGAATGATGAAACTAAAATTGAAGTATTTGTTGAAACTTCTAATATTCCAGAGTATCAAACTCAACCCATGAAAGTATCTAATAAAACTTTTGAGTTTGAATAAAATAAATAATCAAAAACAAAAAAGATGCTAACATTCAGAGAGTTTTACGAAATCTGTGAGGGTAAAAAACCAGATACTCCACCACATGCAGTTCCTGGAACTTACAAGAGGGACGCTGATGGCACCCAGACTTATACTCTTCAAAGATATGAGGGTCCATTAGGCAAACCAACAAAGAAAGAAGTTGATAAGTTAGTTGTTCAACGTAGTGGTGGAAAAGAAGTAACAAAGAGACTGAAGAAGTTGGCAAAATCAGTCAAAAAGATTGACTGAATTAAAGTTAGGATCGTCTAAAGTGTCCTAGTAATGTAAGCACTCCATCAGTTATGGAATCCTTTGACGACATTCAAGTTGAAGATCTCTCTTCCTTTGACTTTGTTGAAGAACTAAATGAAGGTCTCTTTGAGGAAGAGAGCGACGACAAATCTTTTAATGCTTTCTTAAACTCTAACTGGGACTTTTGATTATGAACCCTGACACCTATACATTTGGCGGTGATGCTATCACCTTCCTTGGTCTTGTTGGTGTTGTTTCGGCGCTTGTTATTGTTGTTACTGCTTTCCGCAGGTTCTTCAATTCTCCTTACAACATTCGTGTGACACCTTCGGAACTGACCACCGAAACCCCCACTGACCCCCAAACTCCTGTAAATTAAGCAAATGACTGAACAAATCCCTAACGTGCTGCCTCACATTCGTGAATTGAATGAAGCATGGCGCAAACAAGATTTTGTATTCACTAAACAACAGCAGGAGGAATACGATCTTTTGCTTGCTACTCGTCGTGAACGTGTGAAACAATTCTATGCTGAAGGACGTGTATTCAAAGGTTCCTATAAAGCAAAGGAAGAGGAGTTCTAAATACTAAAAAGAGTGTTTAGATACTAAAATGAGAACCTTTCAGGAGTTTGTTTTGATTGCTGAAGCAGCATACGATGCTTCTTTTATGTCTGGAGCACAAGTCCGTAGGACTGGTGAAGGTGGTCGTATCGGTGCAGAACGCAAAAAGACTGCTCCTGAAAGGCGTAGAGTAAAAGCAATCGGGGGTGGACAAACTGCTCCCGCTAAAGAATACAAACCACGCTCAGATATTGGTCAACAACGCCAAGCATCTACAAGAACTCAGCAACCCGAACAAGAGCGTGGATCTGCTAGAGAAGCACAACTAGCAGCAGCAAAAGAAGAAAGAAGAAAAGCAGCACAAGCAAGAATTGCAGCAAAACAAGGTAAGAAACCTGCCGCAACAGCGGAGAAACCAACACCAACTGCATCACAACTTCTCTCTAAGAAAAAGAAAAAAGCAGTCTCTCCTGACTATAAACCAGCAAAAGCATCTGGACTTACAGCAAAGGAAAGAAATAAGCAAACCAGAGAAGGTGAAAGAATGCTCAGAGGTATAATGAAACAGCAAGAAACTGAGAAGTATGAGAAGGCAACTGGTGAGAAACCAAAGGGTAAAGCAAAGACTAAAATCCTTGCTCACGTTGAGAAGAGGATGGCAAACTGACTTTGAATTAAAGTTAGGATCGTCTAAAGTGTCCTAGTAGTATAAGGACGACTTCATTATGGACCGAATTGAAATCCAACGCAAACTCTATGATGCTCGCAACGAGTATCTGAAAGCAAAGAAATCTGTAGAGTTTTGGAAGCGTGAGATTGCTTTCTTGAAAGAGTGTGAAAGCAACCTCAACAAACCCGAAAACTGGTTGTTTAATGAAATGTTTGGTGATACTCCTATTGCTGAAGAAGTTTATGGCGGTTGATTAACCTCCACCAAGCACACCTAGAAGCGTCTCTAGGTGTGCTATTTTAGTTTTTAGATACCAAACCACTGAGAACGATGAATTACATTCAAATCCCTGATTATGCCTATGAGCGTATCCTCAAGACACTTCAGAAAGGCGTTGATGTATGCTATAATGTAGATTACAATTCGGATGACAGTGAGCAATCTCCAAGTTACGCAAATGGGTATAGTCGTGCCACGATGCAGAGCGTGATTGAAGACCTCAACCGATACAAAGATACAGCGAATTAAAGTTAGGATCGTCTAAACTGTCCCTATATTATGAGCACAACTTCCATGCAAATCCAACTTCGCCCCCACCAAGAACGTGGTGTTGCTGCTATGCAACAGCATGATAAAGGTCAAGTCATTGTTCCTACTGGCGGCGGTAAGACGTTGAAGATGATCTATGATGCTCTGCGCGAGTTGCAGTCTGAAACTCCCCAGACGATTGTTGTTGTTGCTCCTCGCATCCTGCTTGCTGAGCAACTCTCTAGTGAGTTTCTGGAGTTTATCACTAACGCCAAGGTTTTCCACGTTCATAGTGGAGAAACTCATCACGATAGTTCTACTCGCCCTCGTGAAATCCGCCGCTGGGTTGATGCTAACGCTGACAATCATCGCCTGATTGTAACCACCTACAACTCTCTGGAGCGTCTTCAAGTAGCAGAAGTTGATGTGGATACCATCTACTTTGATGAGGCACATAATTCTGTTCAGCGTCACTTTTTTCCCGCAACTGAGCACTTCTCTGCTAACGCACGTCGCGCTTACTTCTTCACTGCAACTCCCAAACATTCCCTTGCTGTTGGCAAACCTGGGATGAATGATGTTGCTGTTTATGGTCAGGTCATCTGCAAAGTGCCTGCTCCTGAGTTGGTTGAGGGTGGTTATATTGTCCCCCCTAAAGTGATCGTTAAGCAACTGGAGATGGTGAAGGGCAAGCAGACCAACTTTGACCGCGACGCTGCTAACTTGTTGGAAACTATTGATGACAACAAGGTTGGCAAGGTTCTGATCTGCGCTAAGGCAACCAAGCAAATCGTATCGCTAGTGTCTGAAACTGACTTCTGCTTTGAACTAGAGCAGCGGGGTTATTCTTGGATGTATATTACTGCCAAGACGGGCGCAGTTATTGATGGTCAGAAGGTCAACCGTGAGGTGTTCTTTGACACTCTGAGTGCATGGGGCAAGGATAACGACAAGAAGTTCGTTGTTCTTCACCACTCCATCCTCGCAGAAGGTATCAACGTCAGCGGTCTGGAAGCAGTTCTGTTCCTTCGCAATATGGATTTTATTGGTATCTCCCAGACAATCGGACGTTGCATCCGTTTGCATCACGATGACGCTAAAGGTATGCGCGATGGACGTATTGAACCTGGCAACCTGAGTCAGTATAGCAAATCGTTCGGTCTTGTGTGTATCCCTGTCTACAGCAAGGTTGGTATTGCTACCGCTCGCAGTGTGCAGGCAGTTGTTGATACCATCTTTGAGAAGGGCGAACCTGCCGTGTCGGTGGTGAGGCGGTGAGTCTCACAGTAGACTCAAGGCTACGACTGGGGCGAAAACCTCATTTTTTCGTGATTCTACCTGGCAGGTGTCATAGGTCATCTGCCGTAACAAAAACGACGATTTTTTGGAAAGTGTAATGAAAGAAGGATTTATTGTGGGCAAAGGAATATATGCGGCAGTTCCGTTTGGCAATCAACTTATGATAATCCACAACGGTCAGCAACTCAAAGTGTGTAGGACCGAAGCATCAGCTAGGAAGTTTATTGATGACCACAAAAAAGGTAAATCACTAGGCAAACTTCCTGTAAATTAAAGTTATGATCGTCTAAAGTGTCCTAGTAGTATAATCAGTGTTTTAGAATGGAACTATCAAGAACTTGCTCAAAGTGTGCAAAAACCTTTCCACTGAATGAGCAATTTTTTGGTCGCAATCAGTCAACAAATACTGGTGGGGATAAGTATTTCCGACCAGAGTGTAAAGAGTGTACCAAGAAAGCAAATAAAGGTAAAACACAAGCATACAAACTAGCAGGGAAACCGAAGTATCCAGAACTAGGAACTCCGTGCTATAATTGTGGTAGAACTGATAAGAAATTGGTGTTCGATCATGACCACGAAACTTTAGCACATCGTGGTTGGTTGTGTGATAATTGTAACCGTAGTATTGGTATGTTGGGTGATACGATTGAATCACTAGAGCGTGCTATCCGTTATCTAAAGGAGGGAAATCTTCATGGTTGAGTTGTATCTGGGCGATTGTTTAATTGAGATGAATAAGGTCGCAGAACAGTCTGTGGACCTTATTCTTTGCGATCTTCCCTATGGTACAACTGACCGTAAAGGTGTTCAGGATAAAGGAAGCAATAGAGTTTTGGAGTGGGATACTGTCATTCCACTAGATGAGTTGTGGGAGCACTATCGCAGGGTGCTAAAACCAACGGGTGCTGTTGTATTAACTGCTGACCAACCATTCACCAGTCAACTTGTAGTAAGTAACCTTGAGTGGTTCAAGTATGAGTGGATTTGGAAGAAGAAAAGGACAACAGGATTTCTTCATGCAAATGCAAGACCTATGAAGGAAACTGAAGACGTTTTGGTATTCTCTCCCCTTGGTGCTAGCGGTGGGTCTAAGAAAGCAAACAAAAACATGACTTACAACCCACAAGGTTTGATTGAGAAACATGTTGTGAAAAAGAATAGTGCAAAACGACTTGGCAAGTTTCTGCATCAACCAGAACATATGGGTGTTGGCAATAAACTACTACATGAAACTGTGTATGAGCAAAAATATACCAACTATCCATCAGAAATTATAGAGTTTGGACTCGATAAGGATACTGTTCATCCCACACAAAAACCAGTCGCTTTGATGGAGTATTTGATTCGTACATACAGCAACGAAGGTGAAACTATCCTGGATAATTGTATGGGTTCTGGAACAACTGGAGTCGCTGCTGTAAATTGTAACAGAAACTTCATCGGTATTGAGATGGATGAGCAATACTTTAAGATTGCACAGGAACGTATCAACAATCCCCTGCTAAATGCTATGAGTTAAAGTTAGGATCGTCTAAAGTGTTCTGGTAGTGTAAGACGCATCTAACCTATGCCTCGCGCTCGCAAGCAAACCTCTGATGTTGTTGCTGTTGCGCCCGAAGTGTCCGTCCCACAGGTACTGATTACTCGGGAACAATACTTCCAAGACATCAAGATTCGCTGGCAAATCCATCAGTATGAAGTCAACAAACTTCGTGAAGATGTGGTTAAGTTCACTCAAACTGTTTCGCCTTATGTGAAGCAAATTGTGACCTTTATTGAACAACTGACTGCCCGCCATGTGGCAGTCTAAAAACTGACACAGGAGCACTTGCTTTTTTGCTTGTGCTCCTTTATTGTACCTTTGTTCGTGAAACTCCGATGATTTTTGTTACCTATCCCGACCACGGTTGTGTCTATACTCTCTCGCAAGAAGATGGCGATGAGTTGTATTATGCTCCCATCTATTCAAATGGTAATGTAAATCTAGAAGAGTTTGCTCCTGTAGATTTAGATGCTGCAGATATGGATGAGATGGAACTCTTTGATATTCGCAATCGTCTACGCAAACTGGTGGAAGTTTGATTGGATTAAAGTTAGGATCGTCTAAAGTGTTCCAGTAGTATGAGCAAGCAACCGATGCAAAACAAGCACCTTGAGCACCCTGAAGATGAAATCTTGACGGGTAATCTATCTGTTCTTGATTGGTTCAGTGCTGATTCTACCATCAGTGTAAAGATGGATGGAAGTCCTGCTATTGTTTGGGGCACAAATCCTGAAAATGGTAAGTTTTTTGTCTGTACTAAAGCAGCATTTAACAAGAAAAAGATTCGCCTTTGTTATACCGAAGATGACATCTTTACTCATTTTGGTGGTCAACCTCGTGTAACGCAAATCCTTATCTTCTGCCTGGAGTTTCTGCCTCGCACTAAGAAAGTGTATCAGGGAGATTGGATTGGTTTCGGTAAGGGTCTTGATACATTCAAACCACAACTGATTACCTATCGTTTCCCTGAGATTGTGCGTCAGGAGATTATCATTTGTCCTCATACTTACTACACTGGTGATAAACTGCCTGAGATGGTAGCACACCCTATCACCAGCAAGTTTGTGAGCACTAAGGATTGCTTGTTTGTTCAACCTGCTGTGTCGTTGAACCCTTATCGTGAAGATTTGGAGGATGTGTGTAAGTTTGCCAAGCAAATGAGCACTCTTTGTGAGTTCGTGAATGTAAAACAAGCAACAGAACTCAAAAAAGTCATCAATTCCTGCATCCGTGAGGGTAAGGAGGTCTGCGAGCATGAGATTGCAGAAAATTATGATGTTGACATTAACCTGATGCGTCTGTGGAAGTTGGTGCAATCTATCAAGACTGATTTGTTCTTCTTCATTCATACTGACGACAGCATTTCATGTGAGATTGCTGGTGAAGAATCTGAGCATGAGGGATTTGTAATGTCCAACAAGTTTGGCACTTACAAGATTGTTGACAGGATGCAATTCAGTCGCTTGAACTTCACGCTCGCAAAGGATTGGGGTTGAATTAAAGTTAGGATCGTCTAAACTGTACCTATAGTATGAGCAACACTACCATGCAAGCACAAGCACAACAAACCATCGCAGAGAATGTGTATAAGAACACTCTGCTGCTGATTGAAGCACTAAAGGACAACTATCGTCAGTATTCTATTCGCGGTCATCAAAAGTTCGTGAATGATGCTGACAATCAAGAGTATCATCAACGCAAGATTGATGAACTTAAGTCTGGTAAGTGTGATATTGATTACACTATTGAGACTGGTAAAAAGTATCACAAAGTGATCATGATTACCAGTGGTATGTCTCGCTCTGTTCATGCCTTCATTGACAAGAACACTGGTGAAGTGTATAAGTCTGCCACCTGGAAATCTCCTGCCAAAGGTGTTCGTTATGATCTGCGATTGATTCAAGATCGTGAATGGTTATTTGAGAACGCATCGTGGTGTGGAGGATATTTATACAAAAGGTTTGTATGATGTTGATAACTGTGATTGGATGTGTTATATTTCTAAATAGAAATGTATCGCATCCAATCATATGAAACTCATTCCAAATTATCCAGAATACTCTATTACAACTGATGGAAAAGTATTCTCTCACAAGAAACCTGGAGGAAACGGTAAAGGTAAAGTTCTTGACTATTCTTACAAAAGAGAGTTAGAACCAAGACTAGGTAGAGGTGGTTATCTAAAAGTCGTTCTTGAGGCAGGAACTGATAGGTCAAGACACACAAGTATTCACAGATTAGTAGCAGAAACTTACCTTCCAAATCCTCACAACTATGATACAGTTAATCACATCAATGAGGATAAAACTGATAATAGAATTGAGAACTTGGAGTGGATGAGTAATGCCGATAATGTAGAATACTCGCAAGCAAAAACCCGTTTGATTGAAACTCCAAGTGGCGAAGTTATTGAGGTCTTTAATCTTACAAAATGGTGTCGTGAAGTTTTGGGTCTCAAATCCTCTGGAAATATGTTAAGGTCTCTGCGAAATCCTCAAATGCCTTGTAAAGGTTATCGTCTTATTCGTTGATTATGACTTACTCTAACCTCTCAAAGATTCGTCCTAAATTGAGGACATCTGGTAACGTTACAGGTAACTTCGGACGCCCAAAATCTAGGGCAGGTTCATCACTCAACGACATCGGTGGTGATGGTAACATAGGTGCCACACAAGATGAATACCTGAAACGATTGTATCTTGCTTTTGATAACACTACCGACCCTAAACTTCGACATTTTCTGCATCAGGAAGTCCGCAAAATCTACATTCAAAGAGGTATTTGGTAAGTCAATCCTTTTGAATTAAAGTTAGGATCGTCTAAACTGTACCTATAGTATGAGCAACACTACCATGGATCAAGTCTTTCACTACACTACCAACTGGAAAGAAGGTATTGTGCGTCAAATGTTCATTCAGCAAGTTACACCTGAATGGCAAGAATGTGACCACAAATACGTTGCTATTGCTCTCAACCCTGAAACTAACAAAAGCATGGTAATGTCTCACCCTCGTTCTCATTATGAAACTTTGCAATGGGTTCGTCGTTTCTGTGGTTCTTTCTGCCCCCTGTACTGATTATGAACAACACTCTCCGCTTTACATCTTTCAAGGAAGCAGTCAATCACCTGATGGATCATTGCAATCTGAGTAATCAGGAAGCAACGCATTTTATCTGGGACAATCAATTTACAATCGGTACGGATCGTGCCATTTGGTTATCTATTCCTGTCGATTTCGGTTGCTGATTATGAACAACTATCGCCTTCTGATTGAGTATTGGGTTCCTGACGAAGATGAGAACCTATATGAAGAAAAGTTCATTCAGTCTCGTTCATCTTGTGGCAAAATCGCTGATGATTACCTAGCACAAGACCGCACCAATCTTATCCGTTCTGTAGAAGTTACCCCTGTTTGATTATGTTCCGCACACTTTCCGAACTTCGTGATTCAATCGACCAACTGATTGAGAGTCAAGGTGAGAACGCTGCTTGTGCTGCGTTTATATACACTGGAGAGGATGTTTTTGAGTTCGATGCTAACGATAATGAAGTGCATTTTTCTAAACAACTCACCGAAGATGTGCTCTGTGATGTAGGTGGTTCTTCCTACATTTACGAACAGGTTGGTGAGATGATTGGTGATTACATTTCTATGCGTAAGGGTATGTCAATCTACCAAGAATCGGTGAACTGATGATGACTAACAAAACACAACTTTTTGAGTTTCTGTATGAAACCTGCCAAAAGAATAATGGTGTCTTAGTAGATACTTTGCACAACTACATTTCCTCCTTGGATGAGGTGGAACTTTGCGAACTTGAAGACTTCCTTGTAAACAACTTTGGAGATGATTGATGACTGACGGTTACACTTTCAATCGTGTTAAGTTCACTGCTAATGAAGAAACTTGCATCCTTAAGTTTCTCAATCAAGCACGAGAATGTGGATACCCAAGTGCAAACGAAGAATGGTATCCTGTGATTGATTCTATCATTCAAAAGTTCTTTGATTCTAACATCAAAGAGGCACAAGACTGGCAGACCCTGTGATTCTCACTTGAGTCTCACTGAGAACCCTGTCCACCACTCAATCAAAAACCCGATTTTTCTGCAATTTCACTGCACACGGGGCAAAGGTCATCCACTGCAGTGAAATTATCAATTTTTTTCAAAATACAAACAAACACATGAAGTACATCGTTGAGTTATACGTTGGCGGCAAAGTCTTTAAAGAAGAAGTACAAGCAACCAACCCAAAAGATGCGCGTGAAACTGCACTCGCTCGCAATCCTACCGCAAAAGTTGTTGGAGTCAACGTAAGTTTCAAGTAATTAAAGTTAGGATCGTCTAAACTGTACCTATAGTATGAGCAACACTTTCACCGTCCGATTCTGGTCTGAATCTCTGGAATCTCCAGAGTATATTGGACCTTTCTACTCTGAAGATGAGGCACAAGACTATTGCGATGCCCGCAATGGTTCATTATCACTCTCTGGGATTCCTTCCTGGGTTGCTTGTTACTCTGTTGTTGATTGATTAGAAATGCGAATTGCTTTTTTGATTGCTACACTTGCCCTCGGTCTTCGCGTTGGTCTTGCTGCTCATGCTACTGTGAATGAGTATCAAGAACAACAAGCAGATCGCTTCTGCCAAATTGACCCTAACTACTGCAAATGATGCAATTTCAAGTTCTACAAATTGAGTTTGATTTCACTGATGATCTTGATGATGAAGCACTTGATGTAGAGTCACAAGATGAGATTTATGAGGAAGTCTTTGGTCAAATCTGGGAAGCATCTGATGAAGAAGATCTAGTCGAAGAGATTACAACTGCCTACGGTTGGTGTATCAAATCACTTGATTATCGCCTTGTTTTGAAATGATTGTCTACGGAATCTTTGCCCGTCTTGATGAATACGAACCATCTGAACTTTATGGTTTGTATGCTAACGAAGAAGACGCAAATCGTCGCGCAGAGGAGATGAAACTAGAATACAACGAAGACTATAAATCTCCTGAATACTGCGACGTTCAAGTTCATCAACTCAAAGTTCAGTAAAACTAATGATTTCCCTTCCTAATCCCACAAGCAAAATGACACTTACTAACGAACAACTTTGTGCTCTGACTGAATCTTATGCAGAGATGGTTATTGATGGTATGGACATGGATGATCTTGTCACATTTGCCATCGAATCTCTAGTTGCAGAGTATAACAAATACACGGAGGCAGAACTTCTATCTGAGATTGAAGAATTGTATGATGAAGAGGTGTTGAATGATTTGCTTGAAAGTGTAACACAAGAGTCCTAATTCATTTGAATTAAAGTTAGGATCGTCTAAACTGTACCTATAGTATGAGCACAACCACGATGCAGAAACTGACTACGCTTGATGTTTATGGCAAACTGAAAGTAACTGATTTCAGTGTATATGAGAAACCTGGCAAGAACAAAGGTGCTCGCGGACAGTTACTAGAACTTGCGCTGGGAGTTCCTAACTCTTCCGACCTCAAAGATTTGGAGGATGGAGAGATCAAGACTTTTACAGTTGGACAATCTATTGCTGCCACACAGTTGAAGCACTGTTTGTCTGAAATCATCGAGGATCAAGTATCATTTGATGAGAGCAAAGTTGGACAGAAACTGAAGCAAACTGTGTATGTTGCTTTTAGTCGCAACAACGATTATGTGGGAACTGAGATTCTGAATGAAGAAACTCATCCCGAACATTATCAAGAATTGCGTGAGGATTATGAGTTCATTTGTGAACAGATTCGCACTGCATTTGAGCGAGGTGTTGAACTTGACCAACTAGGATTTGTGAATCGTAAGGGTAAAGCATCGCACACGATTACAGGTCCAAACAAATTGCTTCAGATTCGCACCAAAGCATCTAAAACCAAGCGTAACGATTATACACCTTTGACCTTTGCAGATGTGACATTCAACAACAAAGGAATGGCATTTTATTTGTGTGGTCAATTCGGTCGCAATCTCTTTTGAATTAAAGTTAGGATCGTCTAAAGTGTCCTAGTAGTATGAACAACACTTCTCCTGACTTCCAAACCGACATCACTCCTGCACTTCTGGAGTTCATGTGCAACAATCACACAGATTTGAATGATTGTGTAGATTTTGTCTGCAACGTTTTTGACCTTGATGCAACTGATGAATTGATTGATTTTGTTGCTGATGAGTTTGATGCTTTCTTCGGTAACTGATACAAATGACACACTACAATCCTTACGTTCAAAACCTGATTGAGATGGGTTATGATGAATCTGACTGTCGCATGGTTGCTGATGCTGGAAAGCAGAATGTAACCTATCCGCGTAACATTCACGGTCGCATCTTTGAGACTGAAGCAGAATACAAAGAAGCACTTGCTGACTTTATCAATGGACTCTAAATTGACTGCATTTGTAACACCCAAAAGCAAGAAAGCACACAATCGTTTCTGTAACTTAATGAATCGCAATAATGAATGTATTGTGGAGCAACATCAAGGGAACAAAGTGTTTCTAACCTCTGCTAACGGTAAGAATCACTTTTGGGTGAATCTTAATGCAGATATTGATTGGAACATCACTTTGAATTAAAGTTAGGATCGTCGAAACTGTACCTATAGTATGAGCACTTACACTTCACCTCTCACCTCTAAAGTCTACGAAATCGTTGAGACTTCACATACACGAAATGCCTGGGATTCGCAAGGCAATCTAACACCTTATGTGCAATCTGTGTTTTACATCTATCACGAAGGTAAAAAAGTTCAGTTTGCATTAACTGCTGAAGGTGTTGCTGAAAGTGTAGCACATCTTGAAAATCCTGGTCCTGATGTATCTTCTCGCTTCGACTGAATCATGAAACTGTTTATCATCAACAACGTCCTCTCTGATTATACCTCTGGCATGGCAGTGATTGCTGCTGAGACTAAAGAACAGTGCCGCGAATTGTTTATCAAAGAGTTTGGCGAATATCATGCTGATGAGTTCGATAATTGTGCCAGGTTTACTGTCATCGAATCTGTAGGACTTGATGAAGCAGGTATTGTTGAATATGTGTACGGTGGTGGTTAATTAGTGGCATCAACCAAAAGACTTACTTTCAAGTCACCTGATAAAGTGAAGACAATCCTCCTCATTTTCATCGTTGCGTTTATACTCTCACCTGGAGTTCGCAACACAACCTCAAGCACATTACACACTGTAGCAGACATTATCACACCCCATGATTGAGACTGATTTTTACATTCTTTCACAGGAACAATACGACCAACTTAACACTGAAGCAAAGAGTCTTGGTATTACTTTAGACCACTTTTTGTTAGAGTTTTGTGATGTTCAAGGACCGCTAATCAGTTCCTATTAAAGTTAGGATCGTCTAAAGTGTCCTAGTAGTATAAGCACAACAAACCTCCAAACCTCTAACCATGCGAGTCATCGAACGCCAAATGAATGATGCAATCACTGCATCACAAGATTGGAAAAAGGATAACACTGAAGTCATCACTTATTCTAATGTTTCTGATGTCTACCTCTACAACAATCTCATCGCTCGTATAGGCGAAACCTGGATTGAATTGTTCGATGGTGGTTATCAATCAAACACCACAAAGTCGCGCCTTAATGCTATTCTGAAAGTGCATGGTTGCGATGGTGAGTATGTCTTTCAGAAGAATGGTCAGTGGTTCATTCAATACGAAGGTGCTCCAATTCCCTTCTTCTCAGGTATGCGTTTGAACTGAATTGTAATGAAAAAGTATATCTTCCAACACTGCAATACTCATCACATTAAGACGATTATTGCGCGTTCTGAATATAAAGCAATGACACAGAACTTTGGTCATCTTGCTGGTTACAAACTTACTCAAATCCTCCCACTTAACTAATGTTCACCATCCGTTACTTTACGCCTTATCAACAACAGTGGAGGACTCAATCATTCTCTACACTAGAGGAAGCAAATCGTATGATTGAGTTCTATAAATCATGCGG